AACCTTCTATTTATATACCTGGAGGCGATTTACTGTCCTCTCCTGGTAGTCGATGCACTCTGGTCCGCTATTTCGATCACTCGTGGAATCTCACCAGGCTATGTCGTAGCGATACAGTTCGACGTTAAAGAAGTAAATATACTAAATAAAATTCAAATAAAAAAATATATTTCACATTTATTTTATTAATTCAATAAATTGTGTTATATTTGATAATATGAATAATGAAGGTTTGATACTTGGAGTTTTAGAATCTGTTCTTGGTAAAAGTAAACAGTTTCCAAAAACTAGTGATTACGGATTTTATTGTCCTATATGTAATCATAAGAACCCAAAACTTATTGTTAATTTAAAGACAGGTAAATATAATTGTTTTACATGCCATCCTTCAACTAAAGGTCAAAATCCAGTTACGCTACTAAATAAAATAGGCGCGCCTAACGATAAAATAGTCGAACTTAAAGGTTATTTGGGGTATCTTAAAAAACAAGACGAAACCATAATTACAACAGTTAGTCTACCAAAAGAGTTCATTAGTTTACTAGACGATAACAATACCCTAGAAAAAAGACAAGCTTTAGCTTATGTCAAATCTAGAGGCATTACTGAAAGCGATATTGTAAAATATAACATAGGATATTGTTCTAATGGAAGATACAGAAATAGAATTATCATACCTTCTTACAACAAAAGAGGCATAGCTAACTATTTTATGGCAAGATCTTTCGAAAAGAATCCATCAAGAAAATTCGATGCTCCTACTTGTAACAAAGCTGAAATCATAGGACTAGAGAATACTATAAATTGGTCAGTCCCAGTAATACTTTGTGAAGGAATATTCGACGCAATAGCAATAAAAAGAAATGCTATACCACTTTTTGGCAAGACTATACCAAAAGCAATTATGCTAAAACTAGCAGAGTCGCAAGTAAAAACAGTTTATCTCGCATTAGACAAAGACGCTCTTAAAGAAGCTCTTAACTATTCAGAAAAGCTAGTTAATATGGGAAAAGAAGTATACTTAATTGAATTAGATGGAAAAGATCCATCAGATCTAGGATTTGAAAAGATAACGGAATTATTACACAACGCAAGACCAATGACATTCTCAGACTTCTTGCTAAAAAAGATGATGTTGACAGCATGATTAAGAATGTATTAAATTTAAGTGAAATTAATAAGATATATCACATTAGCGATATTCATATTAGGAATTTTAAAAGACACAAAGAATATAGAAGAGTTTTTCATCAACTAAAAGATAGGATATTTTGGTCTGTAGATGATAAGTCTTTAATAGTATTAACTGGAGATATCGTACATTCTAAAACAGATGTTACTCCTGAGCTAGTATTCGAGGTACAAGAACTTCTAAGGTCTTTGGCAAATATAGCTCCAGTGTTACTTATTCCTGGAAATCATGACGCGAATTTAAATAACAATCATAGAATGGATGCTTTGACTCCGATTGTCAATGCGCTTAATCATAAGAATCTTTACTACTCAGTAAATAGCGAAGTATTCAATATAGGAAATGTGACCTTCTGTCATTGGTCAGTGTTTGACGATAATTACATAAGTGCTTCAGACATAGATGCTGATTATAAGATCTGTATGTATCATGGCGCTGTACAGAATGCGCTTACTGAAGTAGGATTCAAGTTAGAAGGAGGAAAGATAACAACTAAACACTTTGATGGTTTTGATATCACTCTTCTTGGAGACATTCATAAGTTACAATATCTTAATGAAGAAAAGACAATCGCGTATCCTGGATCTTTAATTCAACAGAATCACGGAGAGAGTTTAGATCATGGTATTCTAGTATGGAACTTAAAAGACAAATCTAGCGAATACGTTAGTATACCAAATGATACTGCATTCTATACGGTATATGTAGATAATGGAAAACATGATCCAATTCCTGAAAGTCTACCTACTAATTTATATCTTAGAGTTCGACATACTAATACCGATCAAATTAGACTAAAAGAGATCATTAGTGGAATTAAAAGTGAAAGAACTATAGTAGAGCAATCAATACAAAGAATAAATGGTCCACAAGAATTAAATAATCCAAGTCATAGATCAAGCAGAGTAGTAGATGTAAGAGATGAACATCAGCAAAACTCACTAATAGAGAAGTTTTTAAGTAAAAAGCACAAACTAACTGATGATCAAAAAGAAAACATAAGATCTATAAATGCTTATATTAATCAACAGTTACCAAAAACTGAGAGTTCAAGGAATATAGTTTGGTTACCAAAGAAATTTGAATTCGAAAATATGTTTAGCTACGGTAAAGATAATGTTATAGACTTTACTGATATGGCTGGAACTTATGGTATATTCGCAGCAAATGCATCAGGCAAGTCTACTCTACTAGATGCTCTTAGTTATTGTGTATTTGACAAGTGTTCTAAGACAAATAGATCTTCTCAAGTGCTAAATAGCTCTTCAAATACGTTTTATTGTAAGCTAGATTTTGAGTTAGATGGCAAAAACTATGTGATCGAAAGAGATGGACTAAGAGAAAAAAATGGTAACGTTAGAGTAAAAGTCAACTTTTATTATACCGATGATTTAGGAAATAAGATCTCCTTAAATGGTAAAGAAAGAAATGATACTAATGCAAGCATACGATCTGTATTAGGAAGCTATGAGGACTTCACTCTGACTGCCCTGAGCGCACAGGGAGCTAATTCTGGATTCATAGATATGAACCAAAAGGATAGAAAAGAGCTGCTCAGTCAGTTCCTGGACATTAATGTGTTCGAAACTATGTATGATTTTGCTAATAATGAGATGAAAGATATCTCTGCAGTAATGAAACAATATCAAAAAGTAGACCATTCTACTGAAATAGCAAAAATAGATCAAGAAAAGTCAGAAATAAACCAAAAAATAAACGATTTAAAGATCCAAAAAGATAATTTAATTATCGACAAGGATAGCCTAAATAAAAGAATACTTGAGGAGCACATCATGCTTCAATCAGTAAGCTCTAAAGCGATAAATGAACAGCAAGTAAGATCAGAAGTGTTGTCTCTAGAAGAAGATCTAAAGAAACAAGTTACTGAAGAAGCTATTATAGCAATAGAACATACTACTATAAAAGAAGATTTAGCAAATTACAGTAAAGCAAAAGATAGAGTACAAATAGATGAGCTAAATAAGAGATTACAATCACTAAAAGAACTAAATAAAGATAAAAATACTGCAAACGTAGAACTAAATAAACTTAATATTCATATATCGCATCAAAAAGATAAATTAGATAAGTTAAATGAATTAGAATATGATGATAACTGTTCTTATTGTATGAACAATGTATTTGTAAAAGACGCTATTTCTACAAAACAGAGTCACGAAGATCTTATAAAGCAAAAAAATACAATAGAAACCGATATCGAGATTCTAGAGCAACAAATTAAAAAGCTTGGTAACGTAGAAGAATCTAAGAGAGAGTATGAAGCGCTGCTACAAATCATTAATGATAGAGAAAAGAAGTCACTAAAGTTACAATCAGATCTTCAGAAGACACAAATAGAGCAAACAAACATAAAACAAAAGATAAAAGACAAAGAATCTGAATTAGATACTTACAGAAAAGAAAAAAAGAAGATAGAGCAGAATGCGCAAGTGCAGACTAGAATCGATTCATATGAACTAGAATATAAAACAGTAGAAAATAACCTTAAAAGAATAAGCGATGATCTTACAGAAGCTCTAATAAAAGTAAACTCTCTTAGTTCAAAAAGAGATAAATACACTAACGATCTTACAGAGTTGGTAAAGCTTCAATCTAAGTATGATATTTACAAGTATTATAGCGAAGCAGTTCACAGAGATGGTGTTCCTCATGAATTAATATCAGATACCATACCTCAATTACAAGAAGAGATTAACGCCATACTTCAACAGTTAGTAGACTTTCAAGTAGTACTTTATCCAGACGATAAAAACATAAATGCATATATCGCCTATGATAATGAGAGGTATTGGCCTATAGAATTAACATCAGGAATGGAGAAATTTGTATCAAGTCTAGCAATAAGATCGTCTCTTATCAACATATCTTCGCTTCCTAGACCTAACTTTATAGCAATAGATGAAGGATTTGGAGCATTAGACACAAATAACTTAGGAAGTATCGTATCTTACTTTGATCATCTAAAGAATCAATTCAAATTCATCATGATCATATCTCACATAGATTCAATGAGGGACGCAGTAGATCATCAAATAGAAATAAATAAGATAGATGGAAGATCTAACATACAACACACAAACTAGATATTTATATGTAATAGTGGATAAACACGCATAAAATATAAAAACGATATTTATTATCATGGCAAAAAATTCTAGCTTATTAGCAAAATCAAAATCCGATAAGAGTGTATTTTCAGGACAAGTTATTCCAGATACATACCAAAGTTTAAATGGACTTACAAATCAAAAAGCTTACGCTTCAACTGATAGAGATGCTTTAGTTGGAGGAATACCACCAACACCTCCACCTACAACTACAACTACTACCACAACTAGTACGACTACAACTACTACTACATTACCATAGACTAGAATAACAAATAACAAATGATAAAAAATATCATAGCGATATATCCAGGTCGTTTTCAACCGATGGGCCGCCATCACTATGATGCTTTTAAATGGCTAGAAAATAAATTCGGAGCCGATAAAACGTACATAGCAACCTCAGATAAGGTAGATCTTCCAAAAAGTCCACTTAATTTTAATGAAAAAAGAGCGGTAGCAAATAAGTATGGAATAACTAATCAACTAGTTCAAGTAAAAAATCCTTACAAAGCAGAAGAAATAACTTCAAAATATGATCCAAAAAAGACTGCGGTGGTATTTATGGTTGGTGAAAAGGATATGCAAGAGGATGCGAGATTCAAGATCGGTAAAAAGAAAGATGGAGGAGATACATACTTCCAAAAGTACGAACCGAATAAAGAATTAAAGCCATACACAGAACATGGATATTTAGTAGTAGCACCTCACGTTTCTTACGATATAGAAGGAATAGGCGAAATGAGTGGAACAAATATAAGAAAAGCGCTTTCAGATCCAAAATCCACACCGAAACAATTCAAAGATATTTTTGGTTGGTATGATTCTGAAATAGAGTCAATGCTTAAAAAAAAATTCTCTATCTCTATGAAAGAGGTGAAACCTATATTCGAGATAATAGAAGAGAAGGCGGTCCTTTCTACTCTGATTCGTACTTTATTGGTTGAGGGCGGAAATGTATTTGATGGCACTCAAAGAATAAAATTAGCGGATATAAACAAAACTATAGATTGGCTAGAAGACAAGTCAGGTCTTTCTCTTAAAGATAACATGCTTGGAACTACAGGTAAAAAAGCAGACAGTGGAGACTTAGATCTTGGAGTAAACAAAAACAAAATAGATCAGAACGCTCTCATAAGCAAGCTAACTTCAAACGGAATAGACAAAGCAGACATTAAAAAGTCAGGAACTAACGTACATGTAAAGACTCCAATAGCAGGAGATCCTAAAAACGGATTTGTACAATCAGACTTTATGTTTAATGATGACGTTGACTTTATGAAGTTCTCTATGCAAGGAGGAGCCAAAGATAGTCCTTATAAAGGAGTTCACAAACACTTAGTATTAGCAAGTATAGCGAAAGCTCAAGGCATGAAGTGGTCTTATCTTAACGGTCTAGTAGATAGAGCTAGTAATAAAGTAATAAGTAAGAATCCTAGCGAAATAGCAATTAAGTTACTAGGTCAAGGAGCAAAACCTGAAGATTTAGTGAGCGTAGAAGCTATCGTTAACTTCATCAAGAATAAGTCGCAATATGAAGAGTGGGTAGCTCAAGCAAGACAGGACTTAGCAAAAGATAATCTTGAGCTTCCTAAAAAAGAAGATCTTAAAGAATCAATAAAGAAATTACAAAAATTAGTTATGTTACTAGAAGCTGCATCTGCCAGAATCCAACACCCAGAAGATTTAATATATTGGGATGGATCTAAAGGAGCAGAAAGAGCTTTACAAGTGATGGACAGAGCAGCAAAAGATCCATCAACCACATCTGTAAAATGGGACGGATCACCAGCTGTAGTGTTTGGAGTAGACGAAAATGGTAACTTTATATTAACAGATAAGAGTGGATTTACAGCAAAAGGATATGATGGAAAAGCTAAGAGTGCTAAAGAAATAGAGACAATGTTTAAGAATAGGGCGATAAAGTCTGCTGAAAAAAGCGGAACTAAACCTAACTTTACTTTTGCAAAAAGCATGGCAAATGCTTATGAAGTATTTAAAAAGTCTTGGCCAAAAGGACTCACTGGTTATTTTAAAGGAGACTTATTATATCAAAGCAAGCCAGAAGTTATCGATGGAGAATATGTATTTAAACCAAACATAACTACGTATAAGATCCCAGTAAATAGTGAGTTAGGAAAGCAAATAACTAAAAGCGACGTGGGAGTTATACCTCACATTTATCAATCTTTAGATGGAAAAGAGTCCGGAGTAAAAGATGCAAAGCAATATAAGTTTAATCCATCAGGAGGACTCATGGTATTCTCACCAGTGTTTCCAAAAAACGGAGCTAAGATAGACAGTAAGTTAATGAGCGCAGCTAAATCAGCTGTTTCTAGCACTAAATCTGCAGACAAATTGCTTGATAAAAGTAAGCTTAGTCAAGAAAAAATGACTGATTACGCTGACATGCTTTACAAGTTTACTAACTCAAAAGCAGCTAGCATGAATACGTTAAGCGCTAAAGAGTTCATTAAATTCTTAGAGAATGAAAAGACTATTAGCGATAGTAAAAAAGCTAAGATGATAGAGTATTCTCAACAGAATCAATCAGATCTAGAGAAAATATTTAATGCTGTAAAAGCGGTAAACAACTTAAAAAATTCTATAATAGCTCAATTAGATTCTCAAGATTTAGGAGTAAAAGCTTCTATAGGAGATGAATTAGGAGGCGAAGGATATGTAATATCAGATCCATCAGGACCAATTAAATTGGTTAATCGTGGAGGATTCACTGCTGCAAATAGAGCGGTTCAAAGATAAAATTATGGAAGATCAAGAAAAATTAGCGATAGCTACAAATTTTATAAGATTTGCTAGTGATTCTTTAGGACTTGAAGAGTTACCAAAAGTATTTTTCATAAATGATAATAAGTGGAGTAGGCAAATGAGATCATTTGGACAATACAATCCACAGACAGCTGAGATTCTTGTTTATATAAAGAATAGAAATATGGCAGATATTCTAAGAACTCTTTGCCATGAAATGGTGCATCACAAACAAAATGAAGAAGGCAGATTGAAAGTAGATTCTGGTAAAACTGGGTCTGAAATAGAAAACGAAGCAAACGCAAAAGCAGGAGTACTACTTAGAGAGTATGGACAACACAACGAAGTAATATACGAAAGTTTTAACAAAGAGTTTGATCATTATTTCGGAGTTAGTCCAAAGGAATATATAACTGAAAATGGAAAAAAGTCTTTTACAGAAGCAGTATCGAAAGCTAAATTAGCATATATAGAATTAAAATAATACGTTATGAATCAAGGTCAGCTAAAGAAAGAATTTAAAAAGAAAGACGTGACTAGGATGAGAAACCTAATCACAGGCAAGTCAGGAGAAAAGACTCAAGTACTTACAGGATACGAAAAAAAGATTGAATCTCATAAAGAGGGAGACGTTTGGGAAGAGTTCGGGCGTAACTGGACAATAAAAAACGGTATAAAACAAAACATAACCAAAACAGATAAGCTTAAAAGGCTTGCTGTGTTTCCTATAGCATGTCCTAAGTGTAGCAAAGCAATGAAGCCCACTAATATTAATAAACAGATGTATGCTGTTCAGGGAATGTGTTATGATTGCGTTATAGAGAATGAACATCAGATTAGGATTCAAGGAAAGTGGACTGATTATAGAAGCGAACAGCTTACAGCAAATAAGAATTCTAGCTTAAAAGACTTCGAAGAAGCAGTAGAATCGTGGTATAATGAGAAAGATCAATTCTTTACAGAAGCAGGTCAACAAGAGAATTGGACATCAGGAGATAAGAAAAAAGCTTATTTGGAGATTAAAGAGAAGATCGAAGAGATGAGAAACATAAAATTGTAAATATTTATAAAAAATTAGGACAAATGCCATTTGTATCACAACAACAAAGAAAATATATGTACTCTCAAGAACCTGAATTAGCTAAAAAATTCGAAAAAGATACACCGAAAGGAAAAAAACTACCAAAAAAAGTAAAAGAAGGCGCAGATGTTGGAAAAGGATTCGACAATCAAGTTGGAGATATGTATGCTGTTAAAAGGCAATATGATGGCTGTGCATCAAATAAATGAGTTCACAAAGTTGATCCTTTAATGGGAATTAACGGTGCAGGAATTGATCCTACTCAAGTATATGGAGCTTATTTAGATGAAAAAGCTGCTATTGTAATGGCAGAAAAGCTTTATAAAGAGTTCACAGACGCTGCGATAATGCTTGAAAAGAAAAAAGAAATGGTAGTTGGTAGAATAAAAACAGCTATCGATGAACTAGAAGCAAAAAGAAGCGAGAGCGTGAATATAATAAAAGAGAATCCTAAAGAATCAGGAGCTCACAAAGAAACTATCGCTCAACTAGCTACTAAGATAGACGATCTTATGAATAAACTAGAGAAAATAGAAAACTCTAAGAAAGAAATTGAGAAAGACGAAGAAAAAAAAGATCTTAAAGAAGGATTAACTAAACAATCTAAACTTTCTTCTGCTGAATATCAAAAAGAAAAAAAGAAAAAAAATTTTAAAGCATCTGACTGGAAATGGAATAAAGAAGAGGATTTATACATAAAAACACCAAAAAAATAATAATGGAACCTTACGGCTTATTTATTGGAACGCTAATGCAGAGTCGCAATCAGGCTCACATATATCACTTACAGACAAATTCATTTGCAGCTCATTTGGCTTTGCAAGCTTACTACGAAGGCATCGTTGATCTGATAGACGGACTAGTTGAATCCTATCAAGGAAGATATGGAATCTTACGTGGATATACGATGGAGAATCAGATAAAAGAAGATGATAACGCTCTTATGTACTTTGAAGGACTTTCTAAGTTTGTAGAAATCATAAGGACCAAAGTTCCACAAGACTCATATATTCAGAACGAGATTGACAATGTAGTTAACCTTGTTGAATCTACTAAGTACAAACTTAAATTCTTGCACTAATGCATAATCTTCACGAAGGAGAATTCTGTCCTCAGTGTTTAAAAGAGTATATCTTAGAACACGTAAACGTTTTACAAGAGGCCGAGTATAAGGGACGTAAAGTTCAGCTTGGAAAGCCTATGGCTGGTGATGTTAAGAAGTTTAAAGTCTATGTTAAGAACAATAAAGGAAATGTAGTTAAAGTAAACTTTGGACAAAAAGGAGTAAAGATAAAAAAGAATAATCCTAAAAGAAGAAAGAGTTTCAGAGCAAGACACGGATGCGATACTAATCCAGGACCTCGTTGGAAAGCAAGGTATTGGTCATGTAGAAAATGGTAATATGATAAGTTTAACAAAGATATTAGAAGAAGCAAAAAAACCTGGTCCAGTAGAGTATCCTAAAGATCATAAACCAGGCATGAAAGTCACTAAAGGTGGCTCAATGTGCGCTAACTGTGAGTATTGGATAAAAGAGGGAAACTTGTGTAACAATGAGTATTGGTTAAAGTGGAGGAATGGTAATGCTAAAGTACCCAATGCGGCTGACGAATACTGTTGTAATTGGTGGCACGCTCAATAAAATAATTATGAAACTAATAGACATACTAAAAGAAATCGTATCTAAAGTTAAATGCGAAAACTGTGGATGGCAATGGAATTTAAAAGACGGAGGAAAAGATCCTTACGTTTGCCATAAGTGTAAGCATAAGAACAAAAAGCTAGAAGAAAAAAGTAAAGGCTTGTGGCACAATATCAGGGCTAAAAGAGCTAGAGGTGAAAAGCCTGCTAGAAAAGGATCAAAAGAATTTAAACAAGCAGTTAAAGCAGCAAAAGATATAAATAAAAATAACTAAAATGCAAAATAGTATTTCCCATTGGCAACGTATGTTGTTGCAAGAGACAGAAGAAAAAGAACTTTCTCCTAAACAACAAAAGATCGCTAAATTAGATCCACCAGCTGATAAGATAGATGCTGGAGACTTTAAAAAGTTGAGAGGTGGAGCTAAAATAGAAGAAAAAGTTGATATGGATGAATTAGAGTTCGAATTAAAAAGACTCAAGAAAGAAAATCCAGGGAAAAAAATAACTTATACATTTAAAAAAGATTCTCCTAAAGGATATGTATTTTTTATAGATAATAAATTAGTTAAAGAAGGTGAAGACCATGAAGTTTCTATGGCTAACAATAGCATAGAGTCTATTATAAAAAATGCTATGGATCTTAAAGCTAAATTGGGTAACGACGAAAAAGATATCCCAGCTTGGATTCAAGATCATATAACCAATGCTGCTAATTTCATAAGTCAAGCCGCTGAGAATTATCACGAATATGGAGATCACGAAGCAGAAGAAACAGAAGACTTGTCTACCTCAATAATGGAAAATGAGTTTATCAGTCTTGAAGATTTTTCTAAAAACTTAGAAAGGTATAAAAAGGGTGATATTATCAAATCTCAACTTATTAATTCGTATAATAAATTAGACTCAAAAGATCAAGAGAAAGCTAAAGAGTTAGCTAAAGGTCAAGATGTATTGCCTAATCCAAAAAAGATTAGCGAAATGTCTTTACAAAAAATAATGGAAAAAATAAATAAAAATGGACGTAAATAAATTAAAAGGACATATTCCTGACACAGTCATTGCACAACTTCCTGATACTATCGCTAAGTTTGAATTAAATACACCACTTAGATTAGCTCATTTTTTGGCTCAAGCTGGTCATGAATCTGGAGGATTTAAACTAGTAACTGAAAACTTAAATTATGGAGCTAAAGGATTATTAGGTATATTCAAAAAGTATTTTCCAACTCCAGAAAAAGCTGCTTTGTATGAAAGAAAACCAGAAAAGATCGCTAATTTGGTATATGGAGGTCGTATGGGTAACGGTCCTGAAACTTCTGGCGAAGGTTATAAGTTTCGCGGTCGTGGTTATATTCAGCTTACTGGTAAAGATAACTATAAAGCCTTTGACTTGGTTGTTGAAGAAAATATCACAGAGAATCCGGATTTAGTAGCCACAAAATATCCTTTACTTTCCGCAGCTTGGTTTTTTCATAAGAACGGTCTTCATAAAATCGCAGATAAAGGAGCAACAGATGTAGTAGTAACAGAAGTTACAAAAAGAGTGAATGGTGGAACTATAGGATTGCCAGATAGACTAAAGCATTTCAAAGAATACTACGCTTTGCTAGCCTAGACTATAGAGATATATTTTTTTATTTTAGTAATAAACGTGTAGATTCACATAAAAAAGATGAGAGACTTAGAAATTCTAAAAAGACTATTAGCAGAAGCAGATGAAGAAACAGAAACTGTTGATTCAGAAACTACGCAAGTTAAGGAAAAACCTAAGAATACTGCTTTTGAAAAGGATCCTATGGGATTCATACTAAAAAAGTATCATACTTTGAATGAGATCATGACAGAGCTCATGACAAAAGATTTCAGAGAATTTGTTGACGCTATATTCTATATAGCTCCAAAGCCAACTACTTTCAAGATTCAGCTACACAATGGTCAAAGCTTTTTTATGATGTATATGAAAGAAAACATCTATGAAGCTATTATTAGTGGAAAAAAATATTATCTATCTGGAATCGGTGAGAAAGAAAGGTGTATGATGGCAATCGCAAGACTTTTAAGATTTGGAACTCCATTAAAAACTAAAGGAGCAGAAGGAGCAGAAGAAGGAACAAGAGATAATACTGGAATGGAAGGAGATTGGGCTGCAAATGGAGGAGCTGGTGGAGAAGCAACTGGTGGAGGCGAAGAAGCTGGAGGAGGAGGAGAACTTCCATCTACAGAAGAAACTGGAGAAGAATTAACAGAGTCTATTAAAATTCTTACTAAGTTATTAACGGAAGCTAAAAAAGAAGAAGAACAGGATAGTGTACAAAGTCAAATATTAGATTTGATGAATAAAGATAAAAATGTTTCTAGCTATGGACCTGTAAAAGTTGAAAAGGCTTCTGGAAACAATTATAAAGTTTATTTTCAAAATGTAAATGCTAAAGATACTACGGCTAGAACAGAAGTTTTAAAATCTATTATGTCAGCTAAAGGAGTAAAATCTGGAAAAATAGTAACCAAACCAGTTTCATGGTCTTCAATAGGATATGCGCAATTAGATACTAAATTTGGACAAATCAATGTTAGCGTAAAAGGATCATCTGAAAATGCTACTAGTACTAATGTTAAAGAAGGATTAGTTATGTCATTTTATTACTCTACAGCAAACGATTATATAACTGATAAAAATTTTACTAAAACTGTAAAAGCTGCGATAACTGCTACTAAAAAAGCTAAAGCTATAGATCAAAATTTAACTGAAGAATTAGTAACATATTTAAGTCAATTAACTAATAGCAAAGAAAATATTAAAATACTAAATCAACCATTATCACAAGCAGTAGCCATAAAATCTAAATATCCTAATTATGAATTAGATAGATCTACAATTTTTAATGCCTATAGATCTTTTGCACAAAAACAATTAGGATTTCCTGCTGATAAATGGTGTCCAGCAGATATATATGTTATTATCAATTCAGACCGTGCTGTTAAAAAACTAGAACAAGCAACTAAACAAAATAATCCAGCTTCAGCAATAGAAATACTAAATAATTCTTTTAATGAAACATGGGGATCTAAAAAAGCTCCTATATCTGGTATATCTTTAAAATTTGAAAAAGCTCAAGGAGGAAAAGCTAAAGCGTATTTTGAAAAATATAAAAAAGATAAAACTGAATATAATTTAACTAGTAAAGAAGCAAATTATAATGAATCACAATATATTGAAGCGATAACTAATTTAAGAACATCTATAAAAGAAAAGATACAAAAAGTAAAAGACATAACATATAAATTAGAAGAAAAATCAATAAAAAAAGATGTAAATTTTTTAAGAGCCAAATTTGCAGCTTTAAAAGCTATTAATTTTTTCTTTTCTCAACTTCCTGAAAACGAATATGATGATGGATTAGTAGCATTAGCAGCTTTTGGAATGTCATTAAGTGATACTTCTCCAGCATTTTTTAAAGTTACCGCTAGTACTAAAGGCCAAGGAGATATAGAAACTTTTGAAAGAGGGTCTTCTCTATCTTTACTAGATCAAGAAGATGAAATAAGTCCTATTAATATAGTAGATAGTTCAACTTTTGGTGGATTAGAAATAGATATGAAAGTATCTAAAGGTGGAGAAGCATACTCTGTAAAAATAGTAGCGAGAAGCAATGGAGGAATTCAAGGAACTATTGAATTACAAAAAGTTAGTCCTATATAAGAACAAAATATATGACATATATTCCTACCATAGAAAAAAAGATATCTATATTCAAAATTATGCAGTATATTGCAGTAGGAATAATTATATTGTATTTATCAATTCAACTATTCACTACAAAAAGAGAAATCTCTAGCAATTTTAAAGCTCAATTAGATAGCTTGCAAAAAGTAACGGTAGCTCTTCAAAAACAACAAAAATCTTATGATAGTATTATCTCTTCAGAAGAACAAAAGATCAAAGAGTTAGACTATCAAATAGATAACATAAAAGAAAAAACTACAATAATAAAAGAATATTATCATGAACAAAGTAAAGCTGCTGATAGCTATACTACTACTCAGCTCGACAGTTTTTTCGCAAAGCGGTACGGATACTAGTACACTACAACTAAGCTACACAATAGCAAAAATGATTGCAAAAGATCCAATTAAAGGACATTCAGCTATTGCGCTACTAAAAATAAAAGAAGAAGAATTAAATCTTACCGAAAAAAAAGTATCAGCTAAAGATAGTGTTATAAGCATGTATAAGCTTAAAGAACTTAATTATCTTAGTCAAGTTAATAATGAAATGGCTAAAGTAACTGGATGGCAAACACAGTATTCAGAGCTTTATAAACAACATAGAAAATTAAAAGTAAAATACAGGTTCACGCAAATATTGACTTACGCAATTGTTGGTGGACTTGGATACTTGTACATCACTAAGTAATGTCTGATCAACAAATTTCCATAAAAGATAAAGTAAAAGAAGAGTTCGTAAAGTGCGCTACGGATCCTGTTTATTTCATGAAGAAATATTACATGATCCAACATCCGCAAAGAGGACGGATGCTCTTTAATCTATATCCTTTTCAAGAGAAAGTGCTTAGATTATTTCAAGCAAATAAGTTCTCTGTTATAAATAAGTCAAGACAGTTAGGTATATCTACTCTTGTGTCAGCATATTCTTTATGGTTAATGCTATTTCAAAGAGATAAGAACGTTCTTGTAATTGCGACTACACAGTCTACTGCAAAGAATATGGTAACTAAAGTTAGATTTGCTTATCAGAATCTACCCTCGTGGCTTAAAATACCAGCTTCTGAAGACAACAGATTAAGTCTTAGACTAAATAACGGATCGCAGATTAAAGCTGTTTCTGCAGCTGGAGACGCAGCCCGTTCTGAAGCAGTAACCCTACTAGTAATTGATGAAGCTGCGTTTATCGATAGGATTGAGGAAATCTTTACGTCAGCTCAACAAACATTGGCCACTGGTGGTGGAGCTATAGCATTATCTACTCCTAATGGTGTAGGTAATTGGTTTCATCAAACTTACACTAAGGCTCAAAAGAAAGAGAATAGCTTTTTACCTATATCATTACCTTGGACAGTACACCCTGAAAGAAATCAAACTTGGAGAGATCAACAAGATAAAGATCTTGGAGTAAGAAGTGCAGCTCAAGAGTGTGATTGCGACTTTGTAACATCAGGTAATACTGTAATTCCTCCTGATGTCTTAAATTGGTACGAAGAAAATACTCTACAAGAACCAATAGAAAGACGAGGTCTAGATAAAGGATATTGGATTTGGGAATATCCTGATCCTAGAAAATTCTATACCATTGTAGCTGACGTAGCAAGAGGAGATGGAGCTGACTTTTCAGCTTTCCAAGTCTTTGAAATGGAAACTATAACACAAGTAGCGGAGTATAAATCTCAACCAGGAACAAGAGAGTACGCACAGATTTTGCTATCAGCCGCAATGGAATATAACAATGCATTACTTGTAGTAGAAAATGCAAGTATTGGTTGGGATGTAGTTCAATCAGTAGTAGAAAGCGGATATAGCAATGTTCATTATAGCTATCGAACAGAAATAGGAATGGACTTTCAAAAGTATCTTGATAAGTATCAAACCACTAATTCTGCGTTAGTACCTGGATTCTCTACAACAAGCAGAACAAAGCCTTTGGTAATAGGTAAAATGCGTGATTTAGTAGAAAACAAATTTGTAACTATAAAATCACTAAGACTAATAGAAGAGCTTAGGGTCTTTATTTGGAAGAACGACTCAGGCGCTGCAATGAATGGATACAATGATGACTTAGTAATGTCTTTTGCGATAGGAATGTACCTTAGAGATACGTCTTTAAGATATAAGACAGAAGCAGACAGCTTACTAAGAAACAGTTTAAACAATTTTACAAAGACAGATTCAGGATTCGATTTATATAACGCTAACAGTGCATTCAATAGTAATCCATGGCAGATGAATATTCCTGGACCAAATGGACCAGAGTCTCAAGATTTGCGATGGTTATTGTAAACTCACATAATTATTAATACAAATGGCAGAACAACAAAGACCACCAGAGAATTTATTTACAGCGCTAAGGCGACTGTTTTCCACGGACGTAATTATACGTAATGAGGGAGGTGGTATGCTAAAAGTCATTGACTCCGATAAAATACAAACTTCGGGCGTCATTCAAACTAACTCTCTTATCGATAGGTTCAACAAAGTATACACTACTTCTACAGCCTATGGTGTTAACTTAAACTTAGCACAGAACTATCGCTCTGCAAGGGTGCAAATTTACGCTGATTATGATTCTATGGACACTGATGCAATCGTAGCATCAGCACTTGATATTATTGCTGATGAAGCGACTTTAAAGAACGAGCAAGGAGAAGTATTACAGATTAGATCTTCTGATGAAAACATTCAAAAGCTTCTTTATAACCTATACTATTCAATCCTTAATGTAGAATTTAATTTATGGTCTTGGATTAGAAATATGTGTAAGTATGGCGATTTCTTTGTTAAGATGGAAATTGCAGAAGGTTACGGAGTTTATAACGTAATTCCATTCTCATCTTATAATATCATTAGAGAAGAAGGTTATAATCCTAAAAACCCAAGTGAAGTAAGGTTCAAATATGATCCAAATGCGGCATTAACAAATACTGCTGGATACTCAAATACATTTAATGAGAATGACTCAGGTATATTCTTTGATAACTATGAAATGGCTCATTTTAGGCTTACTGGCGACGTTAACTATCTACCTTATGGTAGATCTTATCTAGAGCCTGCGCGTAAGCTATTTAAGCAGTATGTGCTTATAGAAGATGCTATGTTGATTCATAGGATTGTAAGGGCTCCAGAGCGTAGGATATTCTATGTAAACGTAGGTGCGATACCTCCAACTGAAGTAGAAAACTACATGCAAAGAATGATCAATAAGATGAAAAAGACTCCTCTTATAGATCCAAATACCGGTCAGTACAATTTAAAGTATAACCAACAAAACTTACTCGAAGACTTTTTTATTCCTGTTCGAGGCAATGACCAGACTACAAGAATCGATACTGCAAAAGGTCTTGAGTATAACGGAATCGAAGACGTAGCATACTTTAGAGAGAAACTTTTCGCAGCTCTTAAGATACCTAAAGCTTTTATGGGATACGAGAAAGACTTGACTGGTAAAGCTACTTTAGCAGCTGAAGACATTCGTTTTGCTAGAACAGTTGAGAGGATCCAAAAGATTGCTATATCAGAGCTTACAAAGATTGGTCTTGTTCACCTATATGCTAATGGATACACGAACGAATCAGCTGCAAACTTTGCGATATCTCTTACTAATCCTTCAATTATCTATGATCAAGAAAGGGTAGCTCTATTCAAAGAGAAAGTTGATCTTGCTAATCAAGCAATGGAATCTTCATTATTACCTAGGGACTTTATTTATGATAAAATATTCCATTTCTCTGAAGATCAATACACAGAATTAGAGGATCAAATTATAGAAGACAAGAAAAGAGCATTTAGATTCAAACAAATAGAAGAAGAAGGAAATGATCCATCTGATTCAGGTCAAGCTTATGGAACTCCTCACCAATTGGCCAGTCTTTATGGAGGAAAAGCAGACATGAATTTGGAAGTTCCAACAGGATATGACGAATTAAATCCTTATGAGCCTAAAAAAATACCAGGTAGACCTCAAAAGTATAAATCAATAATAGGAACTGATCAAGATGTTTTTGGAAGAGATCCTTTAGGCAAAAAAGGATTAAAGTCAAAAGAAGAAAAAGGAGAAGACTCAATGAATCTTTCTTTGGGAGTTACTAACGAAAGCACACTTGGAGTTTACTTGCAAAATAAAGGTGCTCTAGAAAAACTATTTGCTAAAAGAAAGGTAAAATTATACGAACAACCTGATGTTTTAAATGAAGATAACATCATTGATAATTTAGACTAGGCCTCATATATTTATAAACAGGAATTTTTATATCCAACATGGCACTAAAACACTCTAAATTTAGAAATCCGGGCGTACTTTTCGAACTTCTCGTAAGACAAACGACTGCTGATCTATTGCAAAATAAAGACTCTAGAGCTGTAAAAATACTTAAAAAGTACTTTACTGAAACTGAATTAGCAAAAGAATATAGCCTATATAATTCTTTTATAACCACAGAGAAGCTTAATGAATCAAAGGCAGAACTTTTCATAAACACTATCGTAGAACAGTACAAAAAACTAGACTATGAAAAGTTAAAAAAAGAAAAGTATAATTTAATTAGAGAGATCAAAAATAATTATGATCTTGACAATTTTTTTAAAGCAAAAATTGATAACTATAAGTCTTATGCGTCTATATATATCGTTTTAGAATCTCAAAATAATAAGTCTAACGTTAATCAAATTCTTAGCAGCAAAATAACAATGCTAGAACACATTTGTGGAGAAGAAGTAAAAGAAAAACCTGCCTCTACTCAGATTCTAGAAGAGTTTATGAAGCAAGACAAAGAAATTAGACTTCTTGCTTATAAGATATTAGTAGAAAAGTTCAATAAAAAGTATGTTGGACTATCTCAACAACAAAAAGACGTATTAAAAGAGTATATAAACAACATATCTGATACAAAGAATTTAAAAATATATCTTAACAAAAGACTTACAGAAATAAAATCAACTTTAGTTGATCTTTCTAAGTCTGTAGAAGATCAAGTTACTTCTATAAAGCTTAAAGAAGTAGTTAAATTCATTAAACCGATACACGAGAACGAAACTATAAAAGACGAAACAGTATCAACACTACTTCAGTACTACGATTTGATCAATGAAATTAAAAGCGTAGAATCAAAATGAACAACTTACAATCAGATTTCAGAAGATTAATGTCAGAGAATGAAACTATTGACGAAGTTGTTTTCGCTATTATAGATCAGAAGTTAGATGATATGTTTTTTGCTGCTTTTAGAGACAAAGTAGACTATAAAGGACAATACTATGTTTTAGATAGAGAAGATTTTGAAGACTTTCAAGATTTCGTACACAGTAACCATTTTGAAATGGCTGACGACGTAAAAATAGTTGGAGAAATGGAAGAAATGTCAGTTACTGGAGGAGGCGAAGCTTATCTTCCAGGACTAGACGTTCCAGAAAAAAAATATAAAGCGGGTTATACTAAAAAAGTTAAAGAAGACGTTAATTCAGGATACAAAAAAGTAAAAGGATTTCGTCCAGGTCATACAAAAGATAAAGGCGGATTTCAATATAAAGATCTTTGGAATTTAAACGAAGATCAATTTAATGAATTAATATCTACAAAAGATAAAGATAAAGTAGAAAAACTATTAGCTTACGTAAAAGATAAAGCTCCTGATCTTTATAGGAGATTTTTAGGATGGATGAGTGAACCTTATCCTCATGATTACGAAGAATTTGCTACAGCAGCTGGAATAAACGAAAGAGAAGAAACTGAACAAGGCGAATTTAAAATTGGAGATAAAGTCGAAATAGTAGGAAAATGGCCTGATAAAAGCTATGGTACAGTCATTTCTTTTGATGATGACTTAGTAGCTGTTAATGTAACTAAAGGTGGAGGTTCTACTTATGAAAGGCAGATGATGATACCTCACGATCAATTAAGATTGCAAGGTAGTGAAATAAAAAAGAGAGAAAAGAAAGAAAAGAAAAAAGAAAAAGAGAAAGAAAAGAAAGAAATGGAAAAAGAACCGATAAAAGAGGGACTTAAGACCGAAATCAAAGTTAGAAGCAAGAAACAACAGTTTCAAGAGGCTACTAAGCTCGCCAATAAAAAATTAAAAGAGATAAATAGTGTATTAGAATACGCTTCAAATCTAAAATCAGATCTTAATGAAGCAGAATATTCTTCTTGTTCTAAAGCAATGGAAAGTATGAAGAAGAATATAGCTGAAGCTTACAAAAAAATGAAATCTTTATAAACTTAAATAGTCATGGCAAAGGCAAAAGGTTCAAGTACAGCAAGTAAAATAAGTTTTGGTAAAAGAAAGAAAGGAAAATCACAAAAAAGCTTCAATAAACACGATAGATCTGAAAAGAGTTATCGTGGTCAAGGAAGATAAATATTTATTGATATGACAATAGCTAAATTATACGAGAACCATAAGAAAGGGAAAGTTTCAAAGCAAACTTTCTTATATGAAGCTAGGAAAGACGATAATCTTCCTTGGATAAATAATTTTACTTCTTATGAAGACGCAGTTAAGATTCTAAAGAACAAAGGAGTTATCACCGAAGGAGCAAGTATGGCTATGATGCAACACGGTCAAGCTCCTCCTCACTTTGGCGGTGACGCTTATGATCTTCCTTCAGAGGAGAATAACATAGAAGAGGTGAGCAAATCAAGCAAAGAAGAAGATAAAGATCTATGGATGAATATGTTTGAAGACGAGCTATCAGCGATGTCGTTATCTCCTGAAGAGCATGAAAAGGCTTCAAGAGCTATGGATCACGTAGATATAATTGATCTATACGGAATGTTTAAACCAAAATACGCTGCTACTGCTTTTGTTGGAGATCTAGATGATATTGTCTATAATGAAAACACAATAAACGAAGCTCACGATCTTACTACAGCTCAAATCATCGATAGACTTAACGTTTACGAGTTTAAAAGAGGCGTAGAATATGAAATGACTAAGCTTAAAGTGCTTGATAACATATCTTACGAGAAAGTTAGAGAGAAAGTAGCTAAGAAAATGGCAAAAGATCCTCTAGCTTATAGATATACTCAGCTAGCTAACGCTAAGCAAGTAGAAAAAGACGATAAGAGACTAGCGATGACGCCAGTTAAAGGCAATAATTTCGTTGATAAAGATAACGAGATGAAAAAAATTAAGGGTCACGCTGATGAAAAGAAAAATACTTCTACTCCTAAGACAGAAAATAAGAAAGGAAAGCCAAAAGGAGTAAAAGAGATGAAGGGAAGCAAGAAAAAGCCTGCTGGAGTTAAAGATGTAATGAAGTCTGAAACAAAAGAGACTATGATTAATGAAATGCTAAACTTTTTTAAAAAAAAAGATAGTATAACAGAAAATGATGGTAGTTTTAGCGGTGGTGGATCTACTCCTCAAGAAAGGACAGATTTCTATAAAGGTCATGAGTGCATGACTCCTGATGGAATAGGCATAGTTAAACAACGTAATGGATCGATAGTCTCAGTACAATTAGAAGACGGATCTGAAAAAGATTACACGCTAAACGTACTAGATGCTGCCAAAGAAAAGCAAAATCAAACTCAAATGGATGCTGATAAAGCAGAAAGAGATCAAATGTGGGCAAACTGGGATAAAGATCAAAGCTCAGGTAAAAATCCGTACGCAAAAACTTTCGGTGGAACTTTAGAATACAAGCCAGAAGATATTCACACGTTACTAAAGAAGCTTAAAACTATTGCTGAGAAACTTAAGATGAAAAAAGAAGCAGTAGACGTGATAAAAGCAAAATCAGCTCAAGGCGGAGAAGAAATTATAGATACAGTTCCTGCTGGACAAGGAAATAAAGCTATACAAGACCTTAAGAAAAAAATTAGTCAAAAAGGCGGATCAGTAACTTCTTTAAAAACTACAACCGTAAAATAATATGACTAAGCAACTTCTCATAGAGCATGCAATGTTTATTCCTACTAAAAGGATAAATGAAAGCATAAAGTCAGCAGTAGGAAACATGATAGTTTCAGGATTAGTGCAAGCTTGCGATAAGCCAAATGCTAATCGTAGAATATATCCTTATGATATACTACATACTCAAGTTGAGAAATATCTACAAGGACCAATCGCTGAGAATAGAGCTTTAGGAGAACTAGATCATCCAGAATCAAGTGTTGTTAACCTTAAAAACGTTAGTCATAATATAACTAAGCTTTGGTGGGAAGGAAAAGAACTCTATGGAGATATAGAAATCTTACCAACACCATCAGGAAACATACTTAAAGAGCTATTCAAGAATAATATCACTGTTGGTATCTCTTCAAGAGCTCTTGGATCAGTATCTCCTATTGGTGAAGGTCTTGTACAAGTAGAAGACGATCTTGATTTGATCTGTTGGGACTTCGTATCGCAGCCATCTACATATGGAGCATACATGAGACCTACCTCAGGACTTAACGAATCTATCAATAAAACTATAGATAAAGAAAATAAGTACTCCAAAGCGAACCGGATGATCTCTGAGATCATTTGTAATGTATCAGGCGAGTGCTGCTTAAGATAATGCGTGCTACCTTTGAGACCACGCGGTTAAGCATTCTTAGACCGATGCAAAACCATCTCAACCCCGTAAGGTTGAGTTTTTATTTTTGGTAATAAGTGAGTTTATACAAAAATACAGATATTTATTACCATAAAAATGCTTCGGTTCTATTGCGAAGCTATACTAAAAATTCTTATATTGTCCCACTTTCCTATCAATGGACAATTAAAAATCAAAATTTTTTAAAAAATGGAAAACATTTACCAACAAGCAATTGCTGATGCTAAAGCTTTACGCGCGTCTGCTATGGCGAACGCAAAGTCTGCACTACAAGAAGCTTTTGAACCACAAATCAAAGAAATGGTTCGACTGAAACTCTCCGAAGAACTCGATGAAGTCGAAGAGCTAGAAGAAACTGAAGAAATGGAAGAAGGAATGGATCACGAAATGGAAGAAGGATACGATGGCATGGAGGAAACTCTAGGCGAAGGCGATCTTGACGAAATTCTCGCTGAACTTGACGCACTTTCTGAAGAAGATTCTGAAGAGCTCGAAGAATCAGAAGATCTAGAAGAGGCAGAAGAAATTGAAGAAGCTGAAACCGAAGACGAAGCAGCTGAAGAGTTTGATGACACAGAAGGAGATGAAGCCGCAGAAGAAACACAAGAAATTACTGTTTCACTTGGCGATCTTAAAGATTTGATCGATAAGATCAAAGGTCTAAATCCTGAATTGGCATCTGACGAAATGGCTGACGACGAAGAAGGTATGGAAGACATGGAAGACGAAGAAAGCAAAGAAGAAGTAGAAGACGAGGAATCATTCTCTCTTGACGAAATCTTAGCCGAACTCGAAGAAGAAGACTCTTTACAAGAGAAAAAAGCAGGAGCATATATGCACTCTGTTAAAGTAAAAGACAAAAAAGTAGACGAAACCGAAAAAGAATTGAAAGACGCTAAGCATACTATTGCTGAACTTACTCAATCTTTAAATGAGGTTAATCTTCTCAATGCTAAGCTTCTTTACATGAACAAAATCTTCAAAGCCAAAACTCTTACAGAGTCTCAAAAGATTCAAGTGGTCAAAGCTTTCGACAAAGCAACATCAGTAAAAGAGGTTAAAAACACATTCGAGATTCTTAAGGAGTCAGTGACTGCTAAAAAGAAATCTCAAATCCAAGAATCATTTGGATACGCTTCAAAACCCGCTGGCGTATCACCACGAACTAACGTAATCGATGCAGATCCTTTCGTTAACAGGTGGCAAAAATTAGCAGGTCTATAATAATCAAAAATTAATATTTTAACAATGGCAAACCTAGTACAATCGTTACTTAACGAGTCAGCCAAAACAGCACACTTCGATCAGTTCAGTGTTGCTAACAAGCTCGCTGCTAAGTGGCAAAAATCAGGTCTTCTTAAAGGCCTCAACGAAGGTGATCGCTCAACTGTAGCGGTTATCCTCGAAAACCAAGCTAAACAGCTTGTAGTAGAATCTACTCAAACCGGTGGAGCTGGTACTCCACAAGCATCTTTTACTGCTGGTAATGGTGAACAATGGGCTGGCGTAGCTCTTCCTTTGGTGCGTAAGATCTTCGGTCAAATCGCTTCTAAAGAGTTCGTTTCAGTTCAACCAATGAACCTTCCTGCAGGTCTTGTATTCTATCTTGACTTTCAATATGGTAATAGCAAGACTCCTTTTGGAGTAAATGATTCAGTTTACGGTACCCCAAGTGCAAACTTTGGTAACCAAGCTGCTGGCGCTCTATACGGTGCTGGTAAATTTGGGTACTCTTTGAACCAATTCTCATCTTCTGCATTCGTAACTTCTACCGGTTCAGCCGCTGGAGTTCCTTACGTTTCTGCTTCTCAATTTGATGTTAGATTTGATTCTTCTGTTTCTGCTTCTATTGAGGCTGGACAAATTAAAAAAGTATCTCTTCCAACTGCATCTATTCCTTCTTTTGATCCAAACACTGTTAGGTCTTTCGTAATAACTTCTGGTTCTAATTTTGGTCTTGACGCAGCTAAATTGTTACCTGCTTTCACAGAACTTGTAGGTGGTAACATCAACTTCTACGTAACTGCATCTCAAACAGAAGTTACTGGATCTGGTATCCCAGGTTGGTCAGTTTATTTCAACAAAGCTACTGACTTTAATAGCCGTGGTGATTTTGAAGATCGTACAACCTCTCCTTCAGTTCCTAACGCAGCTTCTAACACTTCTATCGTTATCCCTGAGATTAACGTACAGATGAAGAGCCAAACCATCTCTGCTAAAACTCGTAAGTTGAAAGCACAATGGACTCCAGAATTTGCACAAGATCTTAACGCTTACCATTCTCTTGATGCTGAAGCCGAATTGACCGGTCTACTTTCTGAGCACATCTCTCTTGAGATCGACCTCGAAGTTCTTGACATGTTGATCAACGCTGCTCCAATCGTAGAAAACTGGTCTGCTAAGGTTGGTAACCAAATCAATGCTACTGGTACAGGATTTAATCTAAATACCGCTGGTGTTTACTACACTCAAATGAGCTGGTTCCAAACAATTGGTATCAAGCTTCAGAAGGTGAGCAACATCATCCATCAGCGTACAATGAGAGGCGGTGCAAACTTCATGGTTGTTTCCCCAGCTATCGCTACCATCTTGGAATCAATTCCTGGATTCGCAGCTGATACTGACGGTGCAGCAGATACAATGAAGTACGCTTTCGGTGTACAAAAGATCGGTGCCCTTAACAGTCGTTACAAGGTTTACAAAAACCCTTACATGACTGAGAACGTGATCCTTATGGGTTACAAAGGTGGTCAGTTCCTTGAGTGCGGAGCGGTTTATAGCCCTTACGTTCCATTGATCATGACTCCATTGATCTACGATCCGAACACCTTCACTCCTAGAAAAGGTATCATGACTCGCTACGCGATGACCATGGTTCGTCCTGAATTCTACGGATTGGTACATGTATCTGATCTTAACATTGTCTAACCTTTAAGGTAACACAATAAATTAAAGAGCCTGACTTCGGTCAGGCTTTTTTATTTTGGTCTGAACATATTTATACAAAACTGTTTCATGAACGAAGGATACAATTCTGCACAAAAATCGGCAAAAAAGTTAAAGAATCCAATCAAGTTTTCTGTTTCATTAAACGAAGAGCAAAAGGAAGCTAAGTCCTTTATACTTCAAAACAAAATAACGGTTTTAAAAGGTCAAGCTGGATCTGGAAAATCTATGGTAGCAGCGCAAGTTGCTCTAGACATGTTATTCAGAAAAGAAGTAGAGAGGATAATCCTAACTAGACCAGCAATTACTTCTGGAGAAGATCTTGGTTTTCTTCCTGGAGATAAAGACGCTAAGCTAGCACCGTATACAGCTGCCATATATGATAATATGTATAGGTTGTATAGCAAAGATAAGATCGATAAAGAGATCATGGAAGGAAACATAGAAGTAATACCGCTTGCTTTTATGAGAGGAAGAAACTTAACCAATTGTTGCGTAGTAGTAGATGAAGCGCAAAACATAACCAGTCCTCAAATGGAGCTTATGTTAGGTAGATTGTGTATAGGATCAAAGATGATACTGTGTGGAGATACTGCTCAAATTGACTTAAAAGATAGAAAGTCATCAGGTTTTAAATTTATATGCGATAACTTCGCCTCTGTTACTGGATTTGGAGTGTTTACCTTAAAGACTAATCATAGAGATCCAATAGTAGAAGACATATTAAAAGTATACGATAACTTTAGATAATAAATAACTATGGCAAACCGTCCCATATGGCCTGGATCTTCTAGCTTTGCGCCTGGAGATACGCCTTTCGGATTTTATGATAACGATGCAAGTTTCCAAGCTGATGCTGACAAAGTAGCTAAATACATAGCAATTAAGTTAGGATATCCTATTATGGATGTAGAACTTATTGAAGATCAAATGTATGCTTGTTTCGAAGAATCTGTTGCTATATACGCAGAAGAGCTTTATCAATCCAAGATAAAAGATAACTATATTTCTTTAGAAGGAGCTCCAACAGCGTCTCAATTAAATAATATTGTAGTAGGAGCTTCTTTACAGAACATTATAAATATTTCCGATACTTACGGGCAAGCCGCAATGTTAGGAGGAAACGTAGATCGTAGATCTGGTTCACTATCTCTCATAGCGGGTCAACAAGTATACGATCTTCAAGCTTGGGGAATACAAAACAATTATATAGACGCTACAGATAGGATGGTTATTCAAACCGTGTTTTATCAAGGAGTGCCAGCTATCAATCAATACTATGATCCATACATAGGAGGATCAATAAACTATCAAGGAGCAACTGAAAACTTTGGATGGGCATCTTACTCTCCTGGTCTTAACTTCGTTCTTTTCCCAGTTTATTGGGACATTCAAAGGATTCAAGAGATCGAGATGTCTAATACAGTTAGACGCTCAGCATTTAGCTTTGAAATAGTCAACAACAAATTAAAAATATTTCCAAGACCTGAAATAGATAATGCGGTAGTTTGGATAGAATACTCTAAGAAGAGTGATTCCTCAAACGTTATATTAAATAGTCCTTATGGTGCAAATACAGGATTAGTTAGTAATGCTTCAAAAGCACCTTATGGAAATATAACGTATGCACAAATTAATCAACCAGGAAAGCAGTGGATATATGAGTACGCGCTAGCTTTAGCTTCAGAAATACTTGGACTAGTTAGAGGAAAATACTCTGAAGTGCCAATTCCTGGATCAGAAGTAACTCTTAATGGAGCAGATCTTATATCTAAAGGAAAAGAAACTCAGTTGGCTTTAAGAGACAAACTTAGACAAGATTTTGAAGATATGTCTAGAAGGTCTCAGTTAGAAAGAAAACAGTCAGAACAAGCTTCTCTATCAGACACACTTAAGGAAGTACCTTTGTTAATTTATATTGGCTAATATGATAAATTGGGAATATTTATACAATAGATTGTTAGAAACAAAAAATGCTGATTTTGGAGAAAAACATCACGTAATACCCATTCACGCAGGAGGAAAAAAGGGAGAAATTGTAATATTACCAAGAAGATACCACGTGTTAGCTCATTATATCAGATGGAGATGGAAAAAAGAGATTGGAGATCGATATGCATATAAAATTATGAGTGGACAAATAAAAAATCCTATGCATGATGAAGAAATTAGATCATATACTATGAAAATAATAAATAGTATGATAAAAGATGAAAACTATATATTAAAAAAATCTCAACAAGCAAAAGATAGATGGAATAATAAAGAAAGTAGAGAGACTATATTAAATGGAAGAAGAAATTGGATAGATATAGGAGATAACAGAAAAAAATTAACGGATAGGTTAAATACAGAAATTGCGATAGAAAAAAGAAAATTAAAAATAAAAGAATACTATTCAAAAGCTGATAAATCTATATTATCTAAAAGAAATAGTAAAAAAGTTTTAATTTTAGAGAATAGCGTGATTTTAGAATCAGTGAAAAGTGCAGCCATATATTTTAATGTCTCAAAAAAGACAATATGTAGATGGGCCAAACAAGAGAATAAAATAAAATATATAAAATAGCTTTTATGTGTGCAATGTTTGGAAGACTTAGAGATATATCTGTATTCAAAACAATGAATAGGGAACTGCTTGAAGACATTATTAGTCAACAAATAGGCTATTACAAAATAAAATTAAGCGATACTCCAGTCAACATGTATGGAGAAGCAGTAAATAAGTATTATATTGGTCCTGTTCTACTAAACTGTCTTATAGAAAGAGGAGATTTTGGAGTAAATAGAATAGACTACGCTGTAGATGTTAACAGAACTTCTGTATTTAGGTTTTTTAAGGATCACCTTCAAGAGACTGGTGTTGTTCCTGAAATTGGAGATATTATAATGTGGAACGAAAGTTACTTTGAAGTAAACAACGTTAATGAAAATCAGTTCATAGTTGGTAAAGACAATGACTACGCGTATTCTGAAGGTTTACAGAACTTCGGTAATTCACTTTCAATCATCTTGGAGACTCATTATGTGAGCCCAGACAGATTGGGAATAAACCAAAATAGATTATAATGGCTAATCAAGTAGTAAGACCAGAGACGCGTAGAGAGTTTATGAGTAAGCTCATAGATCCTTATGATCCTAAATATGCTCCTGCTACAGAAATATTCTCTGAGCCTACGAAACTTGGTCAACCTGAAATTAATAGAGCAAATGAAATATCTCTAAAAGATGACAATATTAGAGAGTTTAAAGTAGGAATACAAGACTTTGATCAAGCTATAATGTACTATTTCAAAGAAGTTATTAAACCTTTCGTTATTCAAAATAATACAAGAATAAATGTTCCAGTACTTTACGGAGATCCTGAAAACTGGAAATCAGTTCAAGCAGACGGATATTATAGGGACGTAAATGGTAGATTATTAGCTCCATTGATTATGTTTAGAAGAAAAGGCATGACTCAAAATCGTGGTCTTGGTTCTAAAATAGACGGAAATGTGACTAAAAACATGCAATTGTTCCAAAAGAGCTTTAGCAAAAGAAATGTGTATGGTAACTTTGCTGTTTTAAATAATAGAGTTCCTGAAACAGAATATATAGCTTCTATAACTCCTGATTATGTAACAGTAAATTATGATTGTGTAGTCTGGACTTACTTTGTAGAGCAAATGGACGCTTTAGTCGAGTCAATAAATTTCGCTTCTAGAACTTATTGGGGAGATCCTACTAAGTTTCAATTTTATTCGTCTATAGAGACTTTTGATGAGTCTATAACTTATGAAATAGGAGATGATAGAGCTGTAAAAAACACTTTTAGTATCACTTTGAATGGATATATCATACCTGAGTCGATAAATAAAAGTTTGGCAAGTATGAATAAAGTCTACGGAGTTTCTCAAGTTGTTTTTGGACTTGAAACAACCGATGGAAATGCTGAAACTATATCTAGTAAAAAATTAACAAAGAAAAGTCTTTCAAAAGCTACTGTGCAAGACGGAACAAATATTATTATAAATGGTGGCGGCGGAGGATTAGATTCCGCAGTCGGTATATATCTATCTACAAATAAACAAGTAACTGCTACATACGTTAGTCCAACAACTGTTACTTTCCCTAATGGATGGTTAAATGCGCCTTCTCCATTACCTGCAAATAGTATAGAAAACTTTACTTTTTTTGTTAATGGTATGTATGTAGAGCCTACTTCTATAGTAAGTTTTGTTACATTTGGTAATACTTCTACATTAATAATAGATCCTATACTACTTACTTATGAGTTTGAAGCTAATGACGTTATTATAGGAATAGGAAAATTCTCATAATATGGCTAGATTAAAATTAAAACAAGTACTTTCAAATTTGCATTATAATGAAGCAAATGATCAACTTATTCTAAGCGGATCTAAAGTACCTACTGCTCTTCAAAATCCAGAAGATATAGATGTTAATTGGGATGATGCTTTTGGAACCTGGGATGGAACTAGAGTAGGAATTCCAGATTTTATAATCTATGGAGAAACTTTTGTTACATCTAGTGCTTATTTGACTGGATCAATTGTTGTAGAAGGATCATTGATAGTGAGTGGATCTTTCCAAACTGGATCTTTATGATAATAAACTAAACTCAATAAGTTATGTGTACTTATACCCACTTTGATATTTATTGATAGTACTTAAAAAAAGAAAATGGCGTCATTAACTGGACAAAAGATAAAGGATACATACAAATCGTTACTAAAAGTAGGCGATAATGGACAAATAACTCCTAATTTTAAAAATATATCAGACGGTAGTGGAAGTACAACCGGACTGTATTTAAAAAGCGATGGAGTATCAGTTAGTGGATCATTTGTAGTATCTGGATCAGTAGCGGTATCAGGATCTATTTTTCTAACTGAAATTTATGGTAATTTAATAGGTACTGCTAGTTATGCCACACAAGGACTTTCTTCATCATTAGCTCAAACTGCATCATTCGCTCCTAATTATACAACACTATTAGGATTTAACGCATTTACTTCTAGCTATAAATTAGATAGCGGTTCTTTCGATCAAAGGACAGATTTGCTAGAAAATGCAATGTCAGGATCAAAAAGGCTTTACGTTTCACCAGAAGGATTAGACACTAATGACGGTACAGAACCTCATAAGCCATTTAAAACAATTAAAGCAGCTGTAGACAGCTTAGGAGCAAAAAGCCCTTTTAATATAAAAAGATTCACAATATTTGTTGGATCAGGAGACTACACTGAGCAAAATCCTATCGTAGTTCCTCCTGGAACTGCTATTGTTGGAGATAACTTGCGTACAGTAAGGTTGACAGCAGCTAATCCTACAAAAGACTTTTTTCATATTTACGAGTCTAGCTATTTTTACGGACTTAGGATTCTAAACTTACAGCATCCCGCTTTCTGTTTCTCGTTTCCTTGTTCTATAGCCACAGCTACTATATCAGGAGGACAAGTAACTGGACTTAATCTTATTCACTCAGCCACAGGATACACTGATGGAGTAGATCAAAATATAGACATATTAATAGAAGAACCAGACGCAATAGGAACTGCAGCAACTGCTGTGGCAACAATATCTGGAGGAGTAATAACTTCATTCACTATTACAAATGGAGGATCTGGATACGCTTTGGGAGAAAAACCACTAGTCTCTATTCCAATACCAACTTCTGTAAGACCTTTTATAGGAACTTCTCCTTATATTCAGAACTGTTCTTCAATAACAGGTCCTTTTGATAACTCAGGAAATCTAATATCAGTATTCACTCCATTACCTTACGACACAAGTAACGTAAATGAGCAAGGAGCTGGTGGTGGAATGAGAATAGATGGAAATCTAACTACTACAACGTCTCCACTAAGATCAATGGTGGCTGATTCATTTACTCAAGTTAACCAAGGAGGACCAGGACACTTAGTAATCAACAGAGGTTATGCCCAGTTCGTTTCTTGTTTCACTACATTCTGTACTTACGGATTCAAAACCGCAGCTGGTGGATTTGCAAACGTATCAAACTCTGTAATTGACTTTGGTAAGTACGGATTGATATCCAAAACTTATTATCCAGTAGCCTATAACACAGGATCTTCTTTAGAAACTAAAACTTCAACTGTAAGTGGATTTGTTATAGATGAAAATGGAGCTGGATACACAGGATCAGTAGCAAATGTAATAATTTCTGGAGGTGGAGCATCAGTAAATGCGACTGCTCAAGCAAATGTAAACTCAAATGGATCGATAAACGAAATAGTTTTACTTACTGGCGGTAGCGGATATACTGATCAGCCAAACGTAACTATTGCTGCTCCAACTGGAGTAGGTGGAATTCAAGCGACGACTGTAGCAGGAAAAGCTAATATCACAGGAGTTTCTGAAATGTTAATTAGCTTACTTAGCGGATCTAGAAGTGTAGACATAAGCTCAAATATGAGACTTAATGGCACTAACTACCTTATCACAGGAGTAGCTCCAGTAACAGGACAACCTTCACAAAAAAGAGTCACTACTTATCCTTCACCTTCAAGTATCACAACTGGAGATGTAGTACAATTCTATGACTTATCTAATATATCTACTGGAGGTCTTGTTAATGAGTATGTTGGTTCTGGAGTAACTTATAACGCGCTTCCTCAATATGGTGGAATTCCAATAAAACAAAGAGAAGTCACTCAAATAGCTCCTGGTAAAGTATTCTATGTTACTATCGATAATATAGGTAATCTAGCGATAGGTAGCTACTTTGCAGTGAATCAATTGACAGGCGAAGTCACAATTAACGCTAATTCCTTCAACTTATCAGGATTAAATGCAATTGGACCTTTTAAAAGAAATGGAGTTCCTGTTGGAGTTGTACTTCAAGAAGTAAGTAACAATACTGCTTTAATAAACTCTCAAGGAATTTACGGAGAAGACACTACTCCGACTCAATACGCTGTTCAACAATACGTAGCAGTAATTAGTTCTTCAATTGGAACTAATATAGCACAAACTAGCGCATCTATAGCTGCTAACATAGCCACTACAAGCGCTAGTTTGGTTAGTGTGTCTGCATCTTACGCGGCTTTGTCAGCCTCGTTCATGTCAGGATCTTTTTCTGGAAGCTTTACAGGATTCTTTACTGGATCTTTAGGCAACCTAAAAGGAAGACTACAATACATTCCAGCCTTCTCTTCAGTAGACTCATTGGTTACGAGCTCTATGTATCAAATATATCCACAGAGCATCGCAATCAACCAAGAAGCGATAACTACAGCTGCTCCCGAAGCATTGTATGTGTGGCAGTCTAGCACTTCTTCATTTAATGTAATAAGCGGTAAAGGTAACTTAAACCACTACTTACAACTTAATATACAGAACACAAATCAAGGAGTAAGTGCATCATCAGACGTAGTAGCTACAGCAAATAACGGAGACGAGAATGTCAATTACATAAACATGGGTATTAACGGAGAAAACTTCGTTGGACCTATCGGTGTATCTAACGATGCGTATCTTTATTCAACTGGTAGAGACCTTCACATCGGTAATGCTTCAAATTATCCAGTTCAAATATTCGCAGGTGGCTTTGATACTAACTTAAATAGAAAAGCTTTATTTAGTCCTAATGGAGTTCACGATATAACTGGATCTTTAAGAATAACTGGATCTCTAACTGTTAGTCACGGAATAACTGGAAGTTTATTTGGAAATGCTTCTACTGCTACTTCTGCTTCAAGAGCGACTAGCGCATCAATAGCTGATAACACTATATTGTTTAGCGGCAAAGATCTAGCAACTTTTGCAACCACCGGATCTAATATATTTAAAGGAACACAAATAATAAGCGGATCAGCAACTATAACTGGATCAGTGATAATAAGTGGTTCATTAAATATAATTAACGGACCAGTAAATGCTATATCAGGAATTACTGGTTCATTATTTGGAACAGCATCACATGCTTCTAATGCAATATTATTAAATAGTACAGCCTCTTCCGTATTCGCTACTACAGGATCAAACTCTTTCATAGGAACTCAAAGAATAACTGGAAGTGTCAATATCTCAGGATCTACTACACAAATAGGTAATAACACTCTTCTTGGAACAACACTACTATCAGGAAGTGTAACTATTTCAGGATCACTAGGATCTACTATTCCAAGTGTACAAATTTACGGTGATATTAGACAATCTGGTTATCATAGATTCGATTCAGTAACAACAAATATAGATGCAAGTATATCTGCTTCTTACATTTATGTTTCTGGTTCTACAAATGACTTATATTTTTCTCAAAATGGATCAGGATATAATAATATAACAAGACTTAGGTGGTTAGAGGGTAACATGTATACAGGATTGTTAAATGGAGGTGTAATTGGATCATCATCATCTACAGTTTATACAGTATCAAGTGGTTCTGGAATTATAGTAGATCTAAATGCCTCTTTAAGTGATAATCCATATCCTACAATTAAATACTTAAATTGGAATAATCTTTCTGCTAGCATTGCTCCACAAACTGGATCGTATGATCAAACTTTTGTAGGTATTGACAATACAGGTAATATATATGCTCAAGGAACTCCATTTTTTGATGGTCAATTTGATACCTTAATTAATGTAGGAATTGTACTTCATCAAAATCGTTCTACAATTAATGCGGTTAAAACACAACCTAGTGTAGCATACGGAGCAGTACAAAGAAACAATATATTTACAAGAGCTTTTGGTCCACTAAAGCTTTCTGGATTTACTTTAGCAGCTAGCGGATCTTCTACAGGAAGTTTAGTAGTCGGAAGCGGAACTGCTTACGCAGATGGAGCATATTACACAATAGATCCAGACAATCCAAGCTACGTAATAGACAATGGTACTAATACATCAAAAATATACAGATACAGACAGTCCGGATCTCAATATGTATACGACACTAACGCAGGAGCAGGTTATCCAATAATAGATTCAAAAAACTATTCCAATAATGGAGTTTTAACCGCGGTTGGAGCTGGAAACTTCTCTGTTCAAAGAGTATTTTGGTTCCCTAATTCAAACACAAAAGCAATAGTAGTTTATTACGGAAACAGAACATATTCTACCTTATCTGATGCAATCGCGAATATTAATATAGAGTCTTTTGTAGAAGCTCCAAACACTGCGGCTAACGCAATATACCTTGGAGCAATCTGTATCTCAGGAGCTAATAATGCTTCATTACAAGTACCAGCAGATGCAACAATTATGCCTTCGGGATTATTTAGGTCTATTGGAGGCTCAGGAGGTGGTGGTTCTACAATCACAACTACTTTAGCTGGACTTTCTGATGTATCAATTACAGCACCAAGTGATCATCAACCTTTTGCTTATGATACTACAGCAGGAAAATGGACTAATCAGTCTACAATAACTGCAAATATAGTTGGTAATGCTTCTACTGCAACTACAGCTTCATACGCTATGTTTGCACTTACTGCTTCCTATGTGTCAGGTTCTGGTGGTGGTTCTGGAGCAGGATTTCCTTTCTCTGGATCTGCGGTAATAACAGGAAGCCTACTAGTTTCTTCTAGCTTAAATGTTATTGGAGGACAAACCGTAACCGGAAGCCTAAACGTATCCTCAGGAATCACTGGATCTCTATTTGGGACAGCTTCTCAAGCAGTAAGTAGTTCATACGCTTTAACTGCTTCTTACGCGGCCAACGTGCCCCAAACTGCATCCTACGCGCTTCAAGCAGCTAGCTCATCTTTTGCAGTTACCTCTTCTTACGCAATAAGTAGCTCGTATGCTTTGTCCTCTTCTTATGCACTAAGTTCTTTATCTGCTTCATATGCTCAAACTGCATCCTATGCACTTCAAGCAGCTAGTTCATCATTCGCAGTTACCTCTTCTTACACAGAAGTCGCAGCTACTGCTTCTTACGCGGTATCTTTCCAAATTAGAGGAGCACTTATCGAATACGCGACCGTTAACACTTCAATAGTAGGATCAAACAACTTATTCACTAAACAAACTGGAAGCTATACTTCTGGATTCTACAAGTACACAGTACATAGCGGATCAAATGCAAGAGCAGGAGAAGTATTCGCTGTCTGGAACAGAGGAAACGTAGAGTACACAGATATTTCTACTAATGATATAGGAACTACGGCAACTGTAACAGCATCAGTAGCGATAATAAACTCTGAAGCTCAATTTAATATACAAACAAATGATTCTGCTTGGCAAATAAAAAGCACAGTAACATATTTATAGAAAATAGATAAACCCTCGTCTTGGGGAGAGTGAACCGAGACACAAAGATATGAGTTTAGAATTTATAGCCCGGAATGGTGTAATAGCCCAAAATAATTCTATAATTACGGGATCTTTAACAGTAACAAGAGGTATCTCAGGATCATTTTTCGGCACAGCATCAAACGCAGTGTCTTCTTCGTACTCACTATCAAGTTCATTTGCTGTAAGTTCTTCTTACGCGCTTAGCTCTTCATATGCAGTATCTTCTTCATTCTCAACAACAGGATCTTTTGCTTTAACAGTTGATGGAGGTAGCTTCTAATGGGAGTTACTTTATCATATAGCGGACTTGGTGGCAAGCTTAAGTTTTCTGGAACTTCTGGAAGGTTTAGGACTGTTTATACAAAACCTTTACTGCTTTCTCTTTATCCTGGAGCAGCTGGTGCGTACTCTTTGAGAAAACTATCATCTACATACACTGGATCTGCAATTAGAGTAAGAAGATCCAGCGATAACACAGAAACCAATATAGGATTCAACAGCACAGACGGATTAGACACTACGTCTTTAACTTCATTTGTTGGAGCTGGAAGTGGATTCGTAACTACTTGGTATGACCAAAGTGGAAATTCAAGAAATCTTGTGCAAACTACGAATGCAAACCAACCAATAATAGTAAATACAGGAACAGTTCAAATTATAAATGGTAAGCCAATAGTTTATTTTGATACAACTGCTAAAAGTTTAAGCGTAGCTTATGGATTTCCTGGAGCTAATTCATTTATTTTTGATGTTTTACAATCAAATAGTACTAGGTTTCTTGTATATCATGGAGCATCTGGTGGTAGTACTTACGTTAGTGTGGGAAATAATGCAGACTCAAACCCAAATATAAACGGCGGCGCTACAGTTTCTCAATATTATAGAAATGGAGCCTTACAGACTTCTCCAACAACAAGAATTGGAATTTATAATTTAGTTTCCACAAATACTCAAATACTACTTACACATAAGTTAGAATTAACTTCATGGCCAGCATTTATAATATCAGGATATTCAGCCTATGAATTTGTACACTATAAATCAGAAATAATAATATACAATACTGATCAAACAGCAAACAGACCAGCAATAGAATCAAACATAAACTCGTATTATTCAATTTATACTCCTACATGGCAAGGAACAGGAACAGCTTTATTAGATCTATATCCAAGTTCTGCTGGGGCTTACAGTTTGCGTAATCTTTCTTCTACTTATACTGGTCCGCTAGTTAGAGTAAGAAGAAGTTCAGATAATGCTGAACAAGACATTTACGGAACACTTGCAGGACAGTTAGATACCACATCATTACTTTCTTTTGTAGGCGCAGGAAATGGATTTGTTACTACATGGTACGATCAAAGTGGTAATTCAAGGAATAGCGTACAAGCAACTACTGCAAATCAACCTATAATAGTTAGCAGCGGAACAATACAATTACTTAACAATAAACCAGCTATTTATTTTGATACTGTAAATAGTAATTTAGCTACTTCGTATGGATTTCCCGGAGCAACTTCCTTTATATTTGATGTTTTAAAAACGTCTGACACAAGATTTAATTTATATCACTCAGCAAACGGAGGACTTACTATTATTTCAGTAGCAATCTCAGGAGATACTAGTACATCTATTAATTATAATGCTACTGTTTTCAATTATTATAAAAATGGAGTAGTACAAACAAGTCCAACAAATAGAAATGAAGTTTATCTTTTAATAGCTACAGGGCTGCCAATACTATTAACGCATAAATGCACTATGACAGGATGGACTGCATTTAATTTATCAGGATATACTAGTTCAACAAGCGAACACATTCATTATAGAAACGAAATAATAATATATAACACTGATCAAACATCAAATAGAACAGCAATAGAATCAAATATTAATTCAAATTACACAATATACTAATAAAAGTCAATGGCAATAAGGATCACAAATAATAACTACGGCGGAAGAGTCTCCATATCAAGCAGAGGTCTTGGAGGGAGATTCCAGTATGCTGCTGATCCAATTCCTTTATTACTTGATCTGTATTCTGGAGCAGCTGCTGCGTACAGTTTAAGAAAGCTAAGTACAAGTTATACAGGATCTGCTATAAGAGTAAGAAGGTTAAGCGATAACGCAGAAACCGACATTGGATTTTCTGGAACAACATTGAGTACTTCTGCGCTAACGGCTTTTTGCGGAGCGACCAGCGGATTTGTGACTACTTGGTACGATCAAAGCGGAAACGGTAAAAACGCTGTTCAAGCCGCTACAGCAAATCAACCTAGAATAGTAAACGCTGGATCTGTCTATCTTTTAAATAATACCCCAGCTATATACTTTAGCATGACAGGAGGAGGATTAAGTTTGACTTCCTATTTCACTGGCACTGCTGGCACACTATTTAGAGTTCAAAAAAATGATACTGATCCTCCTAGCTCTTTTGCAGGAGCTCCTATAGATAATGTAGGAACTTATTTAGTGAATGATACTTCTTACTATCCATATACAGACGGAGTTATATATGAAAAGTTTGCGACTAGTGTAAGAAAAAATATTGGAAATTTATCATATACGCTAACTTCTTCAAGCTTGTTTACCGTATTATCAGACACAGGATTTTGGGACGCTAGATATAATGGCACTCAAGTTTATAACACATTAAGTAATACAGTTGGATATGCGACTAATCAATTCGCATCAATAGGTAGTAGCTATGTTGGATTAGTTAGCGAAATTGTTGTGTACACTAATAATAAATTAAATGTTCGTACGTCTATAGAATCAAATATAAGTAATTATTATAGTCTTTATCCCATTACTGTTCCAACAAATCCTTGGACAGGATCAGGAACTGCTCTATTGGATTTGTATCCTAGCGCAGATATGGCATATTCATTAAGAAACTTATCTTCTACATACACAGGACCATTGATTAGAGTTAGAAGATCTTCAGATAACTCAGAAACAGATATATACGGAATTAGTAACGGACAGTTAGACGAAAGTTCTCTATTAACATTTGCTGGAGCTAACAGCTTATCAGTAGTAAAATGGTACGATCAGAATAATAATACTCGTGATGCAGTGCAGTTCACTAATGGATCTCAACCATTTATAGTAGATTCTGGATCGATTAATAAAATCAATTCAAAACCAACTATAAGATTTACTGGAACAAGTCCATTATCTGTTCTAACAGTTTTTTCAGGAAGCGCAGGAACAAAAATACAAGTCGTAAGAACTTACGCTGATCCTACTAGCACCTTCGCAGGAAACGTTTTAAATCGTGTAGGTAACGCAGGAGGAATATCTGGACACTATCCCTTTTCAGACGGTGTCATATACGATGAGTTTGCCACAACTTCTAGAAAAACAGTTGGAAATCCTACGCCCTCTCTAGCTAACCTTCATGTTTATGAGGCAGTTTCCGATTCTAACCTGTTCAAGTCTTTCATAAACAACTCAGAGATATTTACTACAGCAACTAATACAGTAGGATATTACTCACAGACACCTATAGTGGGAGACGCATACTCAGGGTCTATCTCAGAAGTAATCGTGTATCAATCCAATAAATCTTCAAGCTTATCAGCAATAAACGCAAATATAAACTCCTACTACACAATATACTAAATGGGAATAACGATAACAAATAGCGGTCAGGGTTCGGTAGTAAGATTTAGAAATCTAGGTCGAGGTGGAGTTATGACGTCTACTAAGCTCCCTTCATTTTTATTACTAGACACTTACTCCGGCGCAGCTGCTGCGTACTCTTTGAGAAAGCTCTCTTATACCTATACTGGAGCTGCAATTAGAGTTAGAAGAAGCTCGGACAACGCTGAAACAAACATAGGATTCGTAAACAATAATTTAGATACAGTTTCTTTGCTAGCTTTTTGTGGAGCAGGAAGCGGATTTGTTACCGTTTGGTACGATCAAAGCGGTAATGCGAGAAACGCTGTCCAAGAAACTACAACTAATCAACCAACTATTGTATCGCTTGGAGTTTTACAAGTTGTCAATGATAAAGCGTCAATTAAATTTATCAGCTCTAGTTTCACAAGATTAACGCTTTCTGGTATTTTAAGCGGAAATCAACAACGAACACAGATTGCAGTATATAGACCAACCGTTACAAGTGGAGTTTTAGGAGTATTCGGTCAAGGAACTGACCCAAATATAGGTAAATGGTCGTATATTCAAGCAAGAAGCGGAGTCGCAGCAGGAGATCCGTATTTTGCAGGGTATAACGCGGATCTAGGAAATGGTTTATCAGTTATGAATACGGATGCAAAAATTGGTACATTTTTATACAACGGATCAACAGGTTATTTATGGAAAAATAATACGCAACTAGCCTCAGGAAGTTTAGTGTTAAATACTTCCGGATCAGAGGTAGTTCAAATAGGAATGTCAGGGAGATCTGGATTTTTTGAACCAATGGAAGGATTTATTAACGAGTGTATTTTATATGCGTCAAATCAATTGTCAAATATATCAGGAATCAACTCAAATATAAATTCATACTATTCAATTTATACTCCTACGTGGCAAGGTAATGGAACAGCTTTATTAGATCTATATCCAAATGCTGCTGCGGCTTACAGTTTGCGAAACCTATCTTCCACCTATACCGGTCCGCTAGTTAGAGTAAGAAGAAGTTCAGATAATACTGAACAAGATATTTATGGAACGCTTGCTGGAGTATTAGATACAACCGCATTAACTACTTTTTGCGGAGTAGGAAACGGATTTATTGTAAGATGGTATGACCAAAGTGGGAATGGCAGGGACGTTTTAGGATCTACTTCAGGGACTGCTTTACAACCTAAAATCGTCACATCAGGTGTTATAGAAACAATTAACTCTAAACCAGCTATTTTAGCAAATGGTATAGACCAGATGTTGATAAATCAAGGCATAACTAATCAATATGCTGTACCTGTATTGCATTCAATGTTTGCAGTAGCTAATAAAGGAGTTCAAACAACAAACGCAGCAACTACGCCAAGACCAATTTTTGCTGGTATAGACGGAATTACAAATGGTATTTCATATTTAGGAACTGCTTATTCAGGTAGTGCGAATCAAAACAAATACTATGTCGGTATAATTGGAGGTGGAACTATTATAAATTCAGTTGATTGGAATGATGGTAATACTATATTAGCATATAATAAAATGACTGGAGGAAGCGGAGCGGTTGTAGGAATTAATGGTAATAGCACAACTGGCAGCTTAGTTAATATAACAACAGCAACAAATTATATTGGGATATTTGGAAATTTTGGAGAACCTCCAAGAAGATTTTCAGGAAAAATACCTGAATTAATCTTATATGCATCAGACCAAACATCGAACAGAACAGCAATAGAAACAAACATAAACTCATATTATTCAATTTATACCGCGCCTACCGTAGTAACAACAGGACTAGTACTAAGCCTAGATGCAGGAAACGTAGCATCTTATCCGGGATCAGGAACTACTTGGACCGATACGGTACAATCTAAAACGTTTACGTTATATGGAAGTCCTACGTATAATTCCGCAAATGGAGGATACCTAACTTTTGATCCAGCTAGCTCGCAATACGCAGAGAGCTCAACTAGTTTAACAAGTAGTTTAGGATCATACACCATAGAAGCATGGCACTATTATACTGGAGGAAACACGGGCGGCAATCCTTGTATTGTTACGGAAGTTTTCCCAGGATCAACGTCTAAAATAAATTATAGTTTGGGTTTTAACACCACTACTACTGGAGTGCAAAGCGGATTCTACGATGGTACATGGAGATCAACGCCAGCACAAATTCTAACTACAAACACTTGGAATCACATAGTAGGAACTTACGATGGAACGACTGTTAAGCTATACGTCAATAACTCACTAGCTCAAAGCAGTGCGGTAACCGCAATTCCAGTTAGCTCGCAAGGCGGAATAAGACTTATGCGTCGTTGGGATAGCGGTGATTATTGGAAAGGAAATCTAGCGATAGTGCGTATGTATACAGGATCTTTAGATTCAACGCAAATAGCTCAAAACTTTAACGCACAAAGATCAAGATTCGGACTATAAAAACTAAAAACTAAAACAATAAAGACATGAACTACATCATCGTAAACCCATCAGAGACACTAACCTCAAAAGAGAGGTGCGAACTTTTCTCAAGGGAACTATTCAAAATCAGTAAGCCAGTAAACCAACCAGACGACGTGTCAATGTATCTTTTTGGGTGGATCAACAAAGAAGACCTTTACGCTCTTCAAGTAGACCTCGAATACTCTATCTACGTACATCCAGAAAAGGACCTAACAGCACTAATATCTCTATTGAATCCCGCAGCTACTGCTGAGGAGATCTCAATAATAACTCAATCAATAGACGGAGCGAGCCACATTCCATTTGGAGAAATCTTACCTTCTTATGTTCAAGTAAAAACAAAAGAAGAATTAGAAGCAGACGGATGGTTTCCCGCTTTAGAAGATTTACCACAAGCTTAATTAATATACCATGCCAATATTTCAGAAAAGAAGTTTAGTCGCAGGAGTACTCCCAACTACTGCATCGCTCTTAGCAGGAGAGTTAGGAATAAATGTTCCTGACGGTAGAGTCTTTTTAAGAAAGTCCGGATCAGGATCGGACACGATACAGTCTGCGATAACTACTGGAGCTCAAAACTCTGGATCTGTAGTATTGAGCGGATCATTAACGATTTTCTCTACCTCTGGAAGCGCCTTATCTGTAGCGAGCGATACCTTAGAGTTTAACGGAGACCAGATGGAGTTTACTGGATCCTTTTCTGTTTCTGGATCCACTACTATTATAGGTAGGTTAGCTGCCAATGAT